TAGAACAGAACATACTACGAATGTCGTACAAGTCATTCACACAGGTTGTGATACTTGGATCATCTACGTTTGTTCCTTTCATGCGATTACCTGGTGCACAACGTAGAGAGATCATTGAGGATATCTTAGACATTCAAATCTTCTCTGTTATGAATGATGTTTTACGTGTTAAGGTTAGAGAGAATAAAGAAGAACTGCTGAGCTTAGAAGGTCAATTTGAAATACAGAGACAAAGGATTGAACTTCAAAAGAATTATATGTATGAGATAGAGAAGAAGACACAGAGTGAGATTGATAGAAAGAAGGAGAAGATAAAGGAACTTAATGCAGATGAGAAAGTTTCTTTGGATGCAATAGAGGTTCAGAATACAGAAGCTGCTAGATTGCAATTAGAATTACAGGAATTAGCAGATGTATCTAAGAAGTTAAAGAAACTTTATTCATTTAGAACAAAGGTATCACAGAAGATTAAGAATTGTCATAAGGAGCATAAGTTCTTTAAAGACAATCATGTATGCCCTACTTGTACACAGGATCTATCTGAAGAATTTAGAGCAGTAAAGATAGAAGAAGGTAACACTCAGATAGGTGAGCTTGAGGGTGGGTTTAAAGAATTAGAAGTTGCTATTATAGATGAGGAGAATAGAGAAACAAAATTTACTGAACTCAGTGGTAAGGTTATTGATATTAATTCAAAGATTAGTCAATTCAATTTTCAAATCAATACTGTAAGAAGTACTATTAAAGATATTGAGAATGAGATAGATGATCTTACTAAGGATTCTGCAAATAAGAAAGCAGAGTTTGAGAAACTTAAGAGTCTTATAGAAACTGGTAATACTACTAAACAGTCTATTGCTTCTACTAAGAAGGATAAAGATACATTACATGTTGCTGGCCAGTTATTAAAGGATAGTGGTATTAAGACTAGAATCATTAAGACATACCTTCCTACAATGAATAAACTGATTAATCAGTATCTACAAGGTATGGACTTCTATGTTAATTTTACTTTAGATGAGAACTTTGAGGAGACTATTAAGTCTAGATATAGAGATGTGTTTTCATACGAGTCATTTAGTGAAGGAGAAAAGGCACGTATTGATATAGCATTGTTGCTTACTTGGCGTAGCGTTGCTAAGCTTAAGAATAGCGTAGACACTAATCTTCTTATACTCGATGAAATCTTTGACGGCTCGCTTGATCAATCTGGTTCTTCTGACCTTGGTTGGATCTTACGTAATTTCGATGATAGCACAAATGTATTTGTGATATCTCATAAGGAATCTATGACTGATAAGTTTGAAAGAACTCTTACTGTAGAGAAACCTAAGAACTATAGCATGATCAATGAATATTAATTTCCAACCATTCTTTTGTTCTGGTTACGTACAAACCTTCATGTCTCCTGAGCATAGAAAAGAATTAGATGATATTATTATTAATTCTGATAGGAGCAAACAGGCTGCTACTGCTGGTGTACAGGATGATTGTTTTAATATACCAGAAGCTTCTAGTTTACTGAGACCATACGTTGTAGGTCTTGCTAATGCTTATAGGGTTCAGTATAAGGATTATACTGATGAGTATGAGATTGAGATGGCTAAGGTCATGCATCCACATATAGGTTTTGAGAATCTAAAGATGGATGACCCTTGGGTTAACATTACTTCAAAGAATCTATATAATCCACCACACAATCACTATGGGATCTATAGTTATATTATCTTTCATAAGATACCATTTACTTTAGAAGAAGAAAGAAGTCTTCCTTTCCATAGGAATACTTCTAAAGAATCTTTTCCAGGATGCCCATACTTTATACACCCTACTCATTATGGTGGTGTGTATGTACAGAACGTGGCTGTTGACAAGGGAGCAGAAGGTGCTATTATACTATTCCCTTCTAGGATCCATCATGGGGTTAATCCATTCCATAGTACAGATGAGAACAGGGTCACCATTGCTGGTAATGTGACGGTTTAGAAAGTGGACACTACTGGTTGAAGTGTTCCTAATATGATGTATTATAGGTACATAAGACACGAACAGCATGACTCTACAGCACGAAATTAAAGGAAACCTTGCAAGATTGCTTGCTACTGAGAACCTTATAGTAGAGCATAACAGCACTTGCACAACAGCATCATTTGATGTACAGAGAAGAGTACTTGAACTACCACAGTGGGACTTCGCTACAAACACTGTGTATGATCTTTTAGTAGGTCACGAGGTAGGACATGCATTATATACACCCAACTATGATTGGACACAGGATGCAGACTGCCCTAAAGATTATATCAATGTGATTGAGGATGTACGCATCGAGAAATTGATGAAGCGTAAGTATCCTGGTCTCACTAAGACTTTTGCTAGAGGTTATGCAGAGCTTGATGATAGAGATTTCTTTGAGATTGGTGGTGAGGATTTAAAAACCTTCCTCTTAATTGATCGTATCAATCTTAATGCTAAGGTTGGTGCTACTGCTATGATTCCATTTACAGCAGAAGAAATGGTCTTTGTTCTTAAAGCAGAATCTGCAGAAACATTTGAAGAAGTTATTGAGATTGCAAAAGAAGTATATGCTTATCAGAAGCAGATGGAAGAGAATGCTGCAAAAGAATCTCTACCTAACAATTCATCTAAAGAAGGAACTGGTGAGTTAGAGAATCAGCAGTCAGAACCAACACCTGAAACTGAAGAGACTGATCAAACTTCTTCTGATGGAAGTGGTGATGATGAAGAAGAAGGTGAAGGTGATGATGATACTACACAAGGATCTAATAGAGGTGGTGATCACAACTCAGATCAATCACGTACACAGAAAGCATTTGATGAGCAAACCAAGAAATTGAATGCAAACAATTATAACAGTCGTACAATATCTTATGTTGAGTTACCTAAAAATCTTAATATAAACAATATTGTTGTTGACTGGACTGAAGTACATGATTGGATAGATTCTGGTAGAAAAGATTTCGTAGCAAGTGCTGAACATCTTAAGGATTTTGTATCTAAGAATGTACCAGAACATAAAGGTAATGTAGAATCTTTTGTTTACAGTTCACCTGATGCAGAGTATCGTAAGTTCCGCAAGCAATCACAAAAGGAGGTAAACTATCTTGTTAAAGAATTTGAGTGCAGAAAGTCTGCCAGTGCTTATGCTCGTGCTGCTACTAGTAGGACTGGAGTACTGGACACAGCGAGGTTACACACTTACAAATATAACGAAGACCTTTTCAAGAAGATAACAGTCTTACCTGATGGTAAGAATCATGGTCTTATATTTGTTTTAGATTGGTCTGGATCTATGGCTCCTACAATCTATTCAACTGTTAAGCAGCTATTAAATCTTACTGCCTTCTGTAAGAAAGTTCAGATTCCATTTGAAGTTTATGCTTTCACAAATGAGTGGAGAATAGTTAATAGAATTAAAAACAATCCTAATACTCCACCTGGTAATTATAGATGGGAAAGAGACAATGAGGAAGTTGAACCTGTAATAGGAGAAATCTATGTTGATAGTAATAATTTCAACATGGTTAATCTTATATCATCTCGTAGTAATGCACGTAACTATGAGAGACAGTGCATCAATGTTTGGAGAGAAGCTTGGCTTTATCAAGGTCATAGAAATAGTTTCTATTCACCAACAGTAGGATTAGAATTATCAGGTACTCCATTGAATGAAGCAATTGTTTCACTCAATAGCATCATACCAACATTCAAGAAAGAGAATGATCTAGAGAAAGTTAATGTATGCATTCTTACTGATGGTGAGAGTAGCATGATAACTTATGGTAGAAAAACTTATAGTTACGATGGAGATGAGGAGAGAGTATCTTGCTCTAGAATGGGTGAGGCAAATGCTTTACGTGATCGTAAGACTGGTAGAGTTTATCCTCAATTCCGTGATTCTTATACAGAAGTAACAACAACTTTGATATCTCAAGTTAAAGATCGTAATCCTGGTGTTAACATAGTAGGGTTTAGAATCCTTCCTGGTGGACACTTACAAAACTTTGTACATCGTTACAGTACTTCAAACTACTATGATATACAAAAGCAATGGAGGAAGGATAAGGCAGTTGTTATCCCTAATCCTATGGGATTCACTGAACTCTATGCCCTTCAGGATAAATCTTTAGAAACTGAAGTTGAATTTGAAGTTAAGGAAGGTGCTAAGAAGGGTGATATTTCCAGAGCATTCAAGAAGATGCTAGGAAGTAAGTCCAACAACAAGAAGATCCTAAGTTCATTCATAGGGATGGTCAGTTAACAAACTGTCCTTCCCTTCCCCAAAAATCCAAACAATCCATTATACTTATAACATACAGAACAAAATCCAATGCCTTTCGCTCCATCACCAGTAACCACAGAAGATATAAAGGGTTACTTACAAGAAAAATTCGGAACAGAGATCAATGCATCTCAGTTACGTCAAGCTTCTGCTCACTTTGATCTAGGTTATCAAACTGTTAGCAAGCGTTTAAAAGATTTTAAAGTAGGTCTAGGTAAGTGGAACCTTACTGTTGCTGAGAAGTTGGAGAGAGTCTATGAAGGACTACCAGCAACACCAGCAGTAGAGCAGAATCTAGTTCCACAGAAAGATCCAAACTATGTACCTTTCGGTAACTTCTCTGATGTAAAGAAAATCATCAGTTCCAAAATGTTCTATCCTACATTCATTACTGGACTATCTGGTAATGGTAAGACACTTAGTGTAGAGCAAGCATGTGCTCAGTTAGGTAGAGAGTTGGTTAGAGTAAATATTACAATAGAAACAGATGAAGATGATCTCATTGGTGGGTTCCGTCTTGTTGACGGTGCAACCGTCTGGCACGATGGTCCAGTTATTCAAGCTCTCAACAGAGGAGCTGTCTTGCTCCTTGACGAAATCGACCTTGCCTCAAACAAAATCCTCTGCCTTCAATCAATCCTTGAAGGAAAAGGTGTTTTCCTTAAAAAGGTTGGGAGGTTCGTTCGACCAAAATCAGGATTCAACATCATCGCAACAGCAAACACAAAAGGTAAGGGTTCAGATGATGGACGTTTTATTGGAACTAACGTGCTCAACGAAGCCTTCCTTGAGCGATTCGCCTTAACTTTTGAGCAAGAGTATCCTACTCCTAAGACTGAGCAGAAGATCCTTGAGAAGGTATCTGCTAATCTAGGTGTACTTGATGAAGAGTTCTGCGAGAATCTTTCCAACTGGTCTGATATCATCCGTAGAACATTCCGTGATGGTGGTATCGATGAAGTTATCTCTACTCGTAGACTGGTACACATCATTCGTGCCTTCGCAATCTGGAACAATCGTGTTAAAGCGATCCAAGTATGTGTAAATAGATTTGATGAAGAGACTAAGCAGTCCTTTGTTGATCTATATGATAAGATTGATGCTAAAGTAGATCTAGAGGAGGAAACCGATGGCGAGTAAAAACGGTTATCTAGGACATTGGGCTACCTTGACTGATGGTAGGTCTGGAATGATTTTGGAAGGGGTGGGAGCTCCTTCCAGTCCTTTACATAAAATTAAGCTAAAAAGTCTTGACGGAATCGAATTTGAATGTTATCATGATAAGATACAATACGTTTGGAACCGTTGAAATACAATGAGAACGAGATCTTAAAAGAGGTCTCAGATTATATTAGTGGGACGTACAGGGGTCACTACTCCTCAAACAATGTTCAGACTCTGGACTTGATTGATTCAGTAGGTGACGCAGAGGCATTCTGTAGGTCTAACATTTTGAAATATGCCTCAAGGTATGATAGAAAGGGTACAGCACGTAAGGATATCATTAAGATTATCCATTATGCTGTACTCCTTTTACATTTTAACGACAAGACTGCTGCTCATCAAAATGCTCAGACTGGAGCTACCGCCTTTTCCGTAGATTATGACAAGTAAAGTACATTTATCAGAACTGACGTTCTCAGTCCTTGAGAACTTCGCAACAATTAATTCCTCTATAGTATTCAAGAAGGGGAACATCATTAAGACTATCTCTAATGCAGAGAACATCCTAGCAGAGTATGAGTGTGAGGAATACTTCCCACAAGACTTTGCAATCTATGATTTGAGTCAGTTTCTATCTGGTTTAAGAATCTTAGATGATCCAACTCTAGAGTTTGGTAACGAGGATTATGTTGTTCTTCGTGGTAATAACATAGCAATCAAATACTATTACAGTGATCCAGAGATTACCCTTAAGGTAGCTCCTGATAAGTCTGTTAGATTTCCTGGTTCAAATATGGGGTTTGATCTGGACAAGTCCTTACTTAATAAGGGATTGAATATCTCAGGTAAGTTTGGTTTTAGGGATCTATCATTCTGTAGTGATGGTACTTCTTCTTTCATTAACTTCTCTGATAAGGAGATGGATACTAGTAACTCATGTAGATTTGATCTTCCTAATGCTACTACTACAGGTGAGTATGATCTTAATATGAAGGTTGATAACTTACGTGTATATCCTAAAGCATCTTATAGGGTATCTGTATCAGAACATCTTTTATCTGAGTGGGTGGTTAGTGATTGGGAGGGATCTCAAGATGTTAACTTAAAGTATTACGTTGCTTTAGAACCACAATGAGTGAAAAGAAGTTAATAATAAACATATCATTCACTAAACAAGAAGCAGATCTTCTTAAGATATTGGATGAGCTTGTTAAGTATGATCTTGCTAGTAATAGATCCGCCTGGTTTAAAGACCAGATTCGTAATCGATACCATGAGATGAGATCAAGTGGTGTTATTGAAATGACTCCTGATGAAGAATGAATTCCTTTGGGTTGAGAAATATCGACCCAAGACTATTAATGATTGTATCCTACCAGATGGTTTAAAGAGATCTTTCCTTGGTTTCCTAGATCAAGGTGAGATCCCTAACCTTTTATTGTCTGGTAGTGCTGGTATAGGCAAGACCACAGTAGCTCGAGCTTTGTGTGATCAGTTAGGTGCTTCTTATATTATTATTAATGGATCAGACGAGGGTAGATCGATTGATACTATCCGAACTAGAGTAAAGCAATTTGCTACTACAGTCTCTTTGACCTCTACAAAGACTCACAAGGTGGTCATACTGGATGAGGCAGACAATATGACTTCTGATGTCCAGATGATCCTTAGAGCAGCAATAGAGGAGTATCATAAGAACTGTAGGTTTATTTTTACTTGTAACTTCGTTAATCGTTTGATTGATCCTATCAAATCAAGATGTACTGTTATTGATTTTAAGATTAATAATGCTGAGAAGACAGAACTAAGTTCTCAGTTCTTTGAGAGACTCAGAGATATCCTTAAGAGTGAGTCTGTTGAGTCTAGTGATAAGGTTACTGCTAAACTGATTAAGAGATATTATCCTGACTGGAGAAGGTTACTTAATGAGACACAGAGACATGCAGCCAAGGGTAAGATAGAGGCAGATATCCTAACAGATATAGCAGACATAGGTGTGTATGATCTCATTAGAGCAATGAAGGATCGTAATTATAAGTTGGTCAAGGAGTGGGTAACTCAACATATGGATCATGATCCCCATCACATTATGAGAAGGATCTATGATACAATGTATGAACATGCTACTGGTAGATCCATACCAAACATTGTTATTATTATAGCAAAGTATCAGTATCAGATCCAGTTTGTTGCTGACCAAGAGATTAATACTCTTGCTTGTTTAACTGAAATTATGTTGGGGGTAGAGTGGAAATGAAAAAAGGTCAACCTTCTAGTAAGAAAAATAAGTATTGGATAGATAGAACTGATATTAATGAAGATGCTTTCATTTTTCTGAGAGGAAGTAAATGGCATTTACATATTGCTAAACAACCTCATTGGAAAGCTCCAGTTAATAAATCAATGGATACTGCTGATAAAGGTAAGGCATTGATTAAGGGAGCAAAGGCATACGAGGAAATTTTAATTCTTGAGAATTCTTTTAAGACATCATTCTTTTCTCCTGAAGAGCTTATTTTAGTAGGTAGGAGAAAAGCTATAGGTAATCTAGCAGAAGATAAGTTTAAAAATCTTATGATGGTGAAGGGGTATGAAGTTTATAAACCTGTTGAAGATATATGGGGTAGTGATTTTGTTTTAAAGAAAGGGGATGAGTTTCTTACTGTTCAGGTTAAATCTTCTCAACAAGAAAAACCTACATGGTCATTACAAGCAAATAATGGAGTCAAGTATAAAGATACATGCACACACATGGCATTTGTTCATTTGAAAGAATATAAAAGTAGTGGTTTATGGTTGATTCCTACAAAGGAATTACCAGATGCCTCTACCATGAGCCATGTAACCTTTAAAAAAGTAGCTAAAGAATATGAGATTGAATTGAAAATCTAATGGCAATAACAAGTAAATCTTTAAAGACACCTTTAAGATATCCAGGTGGTAAGTCTAGAGCACTATCTAAACTGTTCCAGTTCTTTCCTGATCTTAAAAATTATAAAGAATATCGTGAACCATTCCTAGGTGGTGGTTCTGTAGCATTAGAAGTTACAAAGAGATACCCTGATATAGAAATTTGGGTTAATGATTTATACGAACCATTGTATAACTTCTGGTGTGAGTTACAACATAATGGTTCAGAGATGCAGAAGGAACTAGAGAACTTAAAAGGAGTTCATTGTAATCCAGATTCTGCTAGATGTTTATTTCAAGAAATGAAGGATGTTATTAATGACGAAGAAGAATCGAAAACTACTCGTGCTGTTGCCTTTTATATTGTTAACAAGTGTAGTTTCTCTGGTCTCACTGAGAGTTCCTCGTTCTCAGAACAAGCCAGTGAATCCAATTTCTCCCTTAGAGGAATTCAACGACTTAGCGAGTACCAAGAACTTATTGAAAGCTGGACAATCACAAACCTAACATACGAAAGAATGTTAATTAGTGATTGGGATAGGAAAGGGATCTTTACATACATGGATCCACCATATGATATTAAAGATAATCTATATGGTAGAAAGGGTGGTATGCATAAGAAATTTGATCATGATTTGTTTGCTGAGAATTGTGATGAGTATACTTCCCCACTGTTAATATCTTACAACTCTGACCAGATTGTTAAGGATCGTTTCAAAGAGTGGACAGTTGGAGAATTTGCACATACTTACACCATGAGGTCTGTGGGATGCTATAATAAAGATCAAGCATCAAGGAAGGAACTAGTCCTTACAAATTATGAAGTGTGAAGTCAAACTCTATGTCGCTGGAACAGTCTTTAGTGAGACTGTGATCGCTAGAAATTATGAGGAAGCTAGGCAAGTAGCACTGGCTAGAAATCCTAATGCAAAAGTTATGTCTGTTAACGCAGTTTTCAACTAATGGCTGAAGTTATTATCACTGAGGAAAAAGAACCTCTATCTGTTGTTGTCCCTATAGATGACATGCGAGAGATCATAGATCAATTGTGGAAGTCTCGTAACACTGAACCAAAATGTGGCAAATTATACCATAAGTATAAGGAGTTAATCACATGGGAAAAATAGACACTCAGGGTATGAGTGGTGAGGCAACCGAAGGTTGTACAGATAACATATACCCACGTGATGAAAATGGTGAACCAATCTATCCACCATTTAATCCTACACCATTAACTTTGATTGAACCAAAACTCAAAGAGGAACTCAAAGATTTAATCAATGAGGTTCTTGATGAGAGAGAACATCAAAGAAAACTTAATGGACCTTATGATGTCTATGATTGAAAAAGGTGATAAAATTACTAAGATGCTTCTGCTAAGTTCACATGAGGCAGACTTCTTATATCAAAAAGAGGATGGATCATTCTATGTTTGTCATCATAGAAAGGATGGTGATACATTCTCCATCCCTGAGATACAACTAGAGATGTTTCCACCGCCACCACCTAAGACACCGAAGGTTGGTACAGATGCACCACACCATAATAT